GTGGATTTTGTGCCATCTGTGGATTTTGTTGAGCTTGTTGTTGTATTTGTTGAATTTGTTGTATGTCTTGTGCCATTTCCATCTCAACTTGCTCTTGAGCCATCAATGAAATGTGTTCAAAAATGTTTTTCTCAAGACTAGCCATAATCATTGGATTGTTTCTAGCAATATTAGTTGCCATAAAATTCATATGAGCTGTAATGTGTGCTCTATGGTCCTGTCCAGGGAACGCTTGAAAAGGTTTTTGTCCCATTGCATCAATATGTTCTAGTGCAGGGTCTTTTGGAGCCGGTGGTTGAGGACGTACTAATATTGAATCTACATCTTTTACACCTAAAGCTTCATACATGTTTCTATAAACATTGTATGTGTTGTGAATTTGAGGGTTGGACATTGCCAGCTGTAACTCTGTTTGCGCTAAAGATATTCGCTGTGATTGTGAGAAAATATTCGGGTCAGCAACTGGCAATATATCTATCCTATCGTCAAAGTCCATTTGTTTAACAGTTCTTTGACCACCGACAACGTCGTAAGGATATTCTTGGGGTAGGTATGTTTTAAATACTCCTGAAAGTAATTTAAATTCTTCTTTTAATGCAGAGTAAATTCTTTTGTGAATCGCAGACATTGTTCTGCTTCCTCTTTCAAGCAACGCAACTGTCGTACCCACCGCGGCTTGCTGATTCCCATCTCCTACTTGCAGGTCTGCTATTGAAGCAAATCTTTGTCCTGCACTAACTACGACACCCATAAGCTGTAGTAGAGTTTGTGAAGGCTCTTTGTATGGAAGCATCATAAAAGCATCTCTTATACTTCCGCCTGGCGCATCTACATCTCTAAATTCTCCTGGTTGAATTGATTGTGCATCATCTCTAATTCTTATTC